AGCGGCTCTAGGACTAGACTTTGGTGCTGTAGATATTGCATACACTAAGGGTGGTAAAGTTATGCTCTTAGAAGTCAATACAGCGTGTGGTTTGATGAACACTACACTAGAGAAATATACAAAGGCTTTCTTGAATATTTAGGAGTGTGTTATGAAAAAACAAATAGAACCAGAAGGTTTTATTTTCTTTAATGACTATGCTGAGTTGGTAGGGTATAATGAAGCTAGTTATCAACTACAGAGGGTAATTGAAGAGTTTAAAAACAATTATATTAATTTGAGAGCTGACTTAAGAGGTTCTTTTCACTGGGCTGAGTCCCCGCAAGGACATCATTATTGGGAAGATATAAATAAAAGAATTAATAATGGAAAAGTATTTGAGAGACTTAGATTTTAAATTTTGTACACAAAATGACAACATGTAAGTATAATATACTACAACAGGAGAAAATATGAATAATGAGTAATTGTATTGAGAAACTCCCTCATAGTTGTGGGAGTGGTGATGGTCTGCAAGTATTTAAAGCAGATGATGGTACATATAACGGTTTCTGTTTTGCTTGTTCTACACATGTAGCAGACCCTTATAAAGATAAACCAGTAGATTACAAACCAACTGTCAAGAAAAAGACAGAAGAAGAAATACAAAAAGAAATTGAGGAGATAGAGGAGTGTAAAGCTTGTGACTTACCAGACAGGAAGCTAAGGGCTAAAGCCTTAGAGAGATTTGGTATACGAGTAGGTCTATCTAAACAAGATGGCAAGACACCTGTTGTGCACTACTACCCTAAAGAGAAAGATGGTAAGGTGGTGGCATACAAAGCAAGATTAATAGCTAACAAACGTATGTGGGGTGTTGGTAGTTGTAAAGAAGCTGACTTATTTGGGTGGCAACAAGCTTTAGAAGCTAACGCTAAGAGGTTGTTCATAGTGGAGGGTGAGTTAGATGCAGCCTCTTTGTTTACAATAATTAAGCGTTATCAAAAAGCTGAGTACAAAGACAATGACCCGTCTGTTGTAAGCCTCCCTGACGGTGCTGGTTCTGCTGAGAAAGTTATCAGTAGGATGCTACCAAAGATAAGAAAGAACTTCAAAGAAGTGGTGCTGGTGTTCGACAATGACGAAGCTGGAAGATTAGCCACTGAGAAAGTATTGAAGATTGCCCCTGACTTTATGACGGTAGAACTTCCTTGCAAGGATGCTAACGAATGTTTAGTTAAAGGTCATGCTAAAGCTGCTTTCAATACAGTTATGTTTAAAGCTGATAAAGCTAAGAACACTAAAATAGTTTGGGGTGAGTATTTACACGAAGCTGCTAAGGAGCAAGCACAGTTTGGTGTTAGTTGGCCTTGGCCTAAAGTTACTGATTTGACACGAGGTATACGCCTCGGTGAAACAATATACTTAGGTGCAGCACAGAAAATGGGTAAAAGTGAGGTTGTTAATACTCTTGGGGCTTGGCTTATAAAAGAGCACAAGTGGAAGATATTAATGGCTAAACCAGAAGAAGCCAACAAAAAGACATACAAGCTAATGGCTGGCAAGATTGCTAGTAAGATATTTCACGACCCTAAGATTGAGTTTGATTATGATGCTTATGAAAAAGCTGGTGAGATACTTCGTGGTAAACTTGGTATGCTTAATCTATACCAACATGTTGGATGGGAGACATTAAAGAGTGACATAGTTACTGCTGCTACAGTGCATGGAGTTAAGGCTGTATTTATTGACCCTATAACCAACTTAACAAACGGAATAAATGCTGCTGATGCAAATACAAAACTACAAGAGATTGCTCAAGAACTTGCTGCAATGGCTCTTGACCTTAACATTGTTATCTTTATCTTTTGTCACCTCCGTAATCCTGACGGTGGTTTGCCTCACGATAGGGGTGGTAGGGTACTCACTAGCCAATTTGCTGGAAGTCGTGCGATGGGTAGAAGCTGTAATTATATGTTCGGTCTCGAAGGTAACAAAGACCCTGACCTACCGCGACAAGAAAGAAACATGAGAAAGCTAGTGTTACTAGACGATAGAGAATACGGGGAAGTTGGTGAAGTTAACCTGTATTGGGATAGTAAAACTGGTCAATTCAATGAGGTGTAACGTGGAAGAAATTATTCAACAACTTTATGTAGATAAGTATCAAGACTTCGTTAAGATTGCTTCACGGTTAATTGGTGGTGATATGTACTCCGCTGAGGATATTGTGCAAGAAGCTTTCAAGAGAGCTTTGGAATACAAAGACAGTTATGACGAACAGTTTGGTACAGTGATGAAATGGTTTAATAGTATTCTATTCAGATGTGCTATTGACTTTAAGAAAGAAGAACGTTTAGGAGGTATGGGCACTGAACTTACTGATGATGATGTAGTTGTTAAGGACGACTTCGGTAATCATAACAAAACACTAGAAGAAATCAAAAAAGATATTGATGCTTTAGGTGGTGAGAATAGGCAAATATGCTACCTATACTTCATTAAACAGTATAAACCACGAGAGATTGTACAGATAACAGGTGCTAGTAGTAACTCAGTACGTACAGCAGTAAAGAGATTTCTTCAACAACTAAGAGAGAAGTATGAGTGAAATAGTATTTGACATAGAAGCGAATGGTTTTAACCCTACAAAGATTCACTGTTTGGGTGTTAGGTTAAATGACAATATTAAAGCCGCTTCTAACTATGCAAATATGAAGTCTCTACTATCTAAGAAAGATAATATACTAATAGCTCATAACTGTGTTAGATATGATTTACCAGTTTTGGAAAGATTACTAGGTATAAAGATAAAAGCTACTATAGTTGATACGTTAGCTTTGTCTTGGTACTTATATCCAACTAAAACTAAACATGGTTTAGAAGAGTGGGGTGAATATTTTGGTGTACCAAAACCAGAAGTAACAGATTGGGATGGTCAGCCAATAGGTGTATACCTACATCGAGTTAAGGAAGATGTTAAGATAAACTCTTTGTTATGGGACAAAATGAAGAGAGACTTAATGATTCTTTATGAAAGTGAAGAAGAGATGTGGAGGTTTATTAAGTATATCACTTTCAAAATGAACTGTTCCCAACACCAAGAAGAAATAAAATGGAAGTTAGATAGTAAACTAGCTGAGAGTACACTTGAATTGCTACGTAAGAAGCAGCAGGAGTCATTCTCAGAGCTTATTAAAGCTATGCCTAGTAAGCCTATTATCAAGAAGAAGAAACGTCCTAAAGAGCCATACAAGAGGTCTGGAGAATTATCCGTTCATGGAGAAAAATGGTTTGCCTTGTTAAAAGAACAAGGTTTGCCGGAGGATACATTAGAAACAGAAGTCATTGATGGTTATGAAGAACCTAAACCAACCTCTCACGTACAGATGAAAGATTGGTTATACTCATTAGGTTGGGTTCCTGAGACGTTTGAGTTTAAACGTAACAAAGAGACAGGAGAAGTTAGACAAATACCTCAGATTGGTATTAAGAATAGTGGTGGAGATATATGCGACAGTATTAAAAAGCTTTATGTGAAAGAACCAGCCTTAGAAATACTTGAGGGGTTATCCATAGTAACACACAGAATAACTGTGTTTGAGGGTTTCCTTAGAGATGTTGACGAAGATGGTTACATTAAAGCTCAGGTTGGTGGCCTAACAAACACCCTACGATTCAAACACAGAACATTAGTTAATCTTATAGGTGTCGATAAACCTTACGGTAAAGAAGTAAGGGGATGCCTTACATGCCCTGACGGATATGTTTTGTGTGGTAGTGATATGTCTTCACTAGAAGATAGAACCAAGCAACATTACATGTGGGCTTATGACCCTGAGTATGTCAAAGAAATGATGACACCAGACTTTGACCCACACATAGATATTGCTGTGCATGGTGGTGCATTAACTAAACAACAAGGACAAGACCACAAAGATGGTAAAGCTGACTACGGAGCTATACGCAAGAAGTTTAAGTCTGTTAACTATGCTGCTGTCTATGGTTCTGGTGCTGCCACTATAGCTAGAACTGCTGGTGTTACTGAGTCAGAAGCTAAGAAACTATTAGAGGCTTATTGGGGACGTAACTGGTCAGTAAAAGCTATAGCGGAAGATGCAACCACTAAGAAAATAGGAGACCAACTTTGGTTATACAATCCAGTTAGTAGATTCTGGTATTCGCTCAGATACGAGAAAGATATATTCAGTACACTAAATCAAGGTACTGGTGTATATTGTTTCGATATGTGGGTTAAGCAAATGATTAAACGTGGGGTAGTACCTCTAGGTCAGTTCCACGATGAAATAATATCTTTAGTTAAAATTGGTGACGAAGAACGTACCAAGAAAATACTAAAAGATTCTGTACAAGCTGTAAACAAAGTATTAAAATTAAATAGAGATTTGGACGTAGATGTTCAATTCGGTAAACGTTACTCGGAGATTCATTAATGGCGTTAAATAGTAAAAAGATTAAAACAACTGGTGGTAATTTTGTAGAACAACCTTTACTACCTGTAGATAACTATCCAGCTCGTGTTGTACAAGTTATTGATTTAGGTTTGCAAGATGGTGGTGAGTGGAAAGGTGAGAAGAAACCACCAGTTAATAAGTTGTATGTAACATACGAACTCGTAGATGCTTTCATGGTAGACGACAGTGGTAATGATATTGAGGACAAGCCACGTTGGTTGTCAGAAGAGCTAAACATGTTCAACCCTGATGCTGATAAGGCTAAGTGTAACCAGCGTTACAAAGCTTTAGACCCAGAGATTGAGTTCGACTACAATTGGGCTGAATTAGTATCCGCCCCTTGTTATGTAATGGTTGCACACAAAGAGTCTAAAGGTAAGACATATGCTAATGTTGGTATCGTTACACCATACATTGTATCGAAACGTAACCCAGAACTACCTGAGCTACAGAATGAACCTAAAGTGTTTGACTTGTCAGAGCCAGATATGGATGTGTTTAATGATCTCCCTGAGTGGTTACAAGATAAGATTAAAGGTAATCTGGAGTACAAAGGAAGTCCACTACAGAAAGCCCTAGAGGGAAAGACAACTGAACCAGACCCACAAACTGAGGAAGAGGAAGAAGACGGCGAGGAGTGGTAATATGAAGCTGGCTATAGACGGTGACTTAGTTGCTTATGAAGCTGCTTGTGCTGCTGATACAGTAGACGAGGGTATGGAGCGACGTAGTTTTGACTGGACTATAGAATATGTAGATAACCTTATCAATCGTATATGTGAGGCGTGTGAAGTTGACACGCCAACATATATATTCCTAACTGGTAAGGGTAACTTTAGATATGACATAGCTACAGTTAAACCATATAAAGGTAATAGGAAAGAAGATAAACCATTCTACCTCCCTAATGTACGTAAGTATTTAGAAGTGGCTTGGGGAGCTATCTTAGTGGATAATATGGAAGCTGATGATGCTTTAGCTATAACAGCAGCTAAGGATGGTTATAAAGATTTTATTATTGCCTCAAGAGATAAAGACTTAAAACAAGTTCCTTGTATACACTACTCATGGGAAATGTCCAAACAACCTGAGTGGGGGCCGGAATTAGTTGATGAGATAGGAGAATTAAATGTTGAGTTTGTCGATAAAATATTACGAAACGGAGAGCCTTCTAGACAAGTTAAGAAGATTTCTGGAACAGGTCTCAAGTGGTTCTACTGTCAGTGTATTACGGGAGATTCAACAGATAACATCCCCGGACTGCAAGGGAAAGGGGCTGTGCTCGCATATGAACTCCTCAATGACGCTGAGACAGAAGAAGATATGTTCACAAGGGTCTTGCAAGCATATGAAGAGAAATACGCGGAGGATGCAGCAGAGAGGCTGCTAGAGCAAGGTAGGTTGTTGTGGATGTGTAGGGAGAAACATAATGGTGTACCAGTAATGTGGGAGTTATTAAAATGAGAGTAATAGTCGCTGGTGGTAGGGACTTTAAAGATTATGATTTACTTGCTAGTGAGTTAGACCACTTTTCTAACTTTATAACATCTTGCCCTATTATTGTGTCAGGTTGTGCTGCTGGTGCAGATAAGTTAGCTGAAAAGTATGCTGATGAAGAGAGGTTATCCATAAGGAAATTCCCAGCAGAATGGGATAAATATGGTAAGTCTGCTGGTTATAGGCTTAATGTTGAGATGGCTGATTATGCAGAAGCTCTTGTAGCTTTCTGGGATGGTAAGTCTAAAGGTACTAAACACATGATTGATACAGCTATTAATAAAGGATTAATAGTTAAAGTGGTTAAGTACTAATGAAAGAAAATAAACGGACAAGCAGTAATGTGGGATTTCCCGAAGTAACTGCTCGATATTGGGAAAAGCAAGGTTACACTGATGCTTTCTATGGTAAAGACTTTTTAATAAGTGTACCTAAGCAATACAGACTAAATTACTTATATGGTCAAAATAAGTTCCACAAAGAATTTATTGCTAACGATATATAACTAGGGGTACTAATGAAAGTTAATAACGGACAGTGGACACCAGCTAGGTTTCGCTCTTTCATTATAGGACAGCTTAGAGCAGCCACTCAACGTTGGGGGCCAAAACAAAAGTGTATACAAAATGCTAAGGTTAGCAGAGGACTATATAAATGTGCGTCTTGTGGGGCTATCGGCCCTCCTACACTACCACCACCTAAAGGTAAGACAAGACGTATTAAGAACATAGTAGCCGACCATATAACCCCTATTGTAGACCCAAGTGTTGGGTTTACTTCTTATGACGATTGGATTGAGAGATGCTTCTGTGAGTTAGATGGATTTCAAGCCTTGTGCCATAAGTGTCATACAGAAAAATCTAATGAGGAACGTGCAATTGCAAAAGCAAGAAAAAACAAATAGTTTGAATTTATTCTTAGACATTAAGAATAGAAGTATTCGTACACGAAACCAAGCAGTTATGATGGCTAATCTATTTGAAGACAATCTTAACAAGTCTTCTGGAAGTACATCTGATAAGGGTGCTGCTTCTGTTTTATATTATTTCACACAAGTACCTGAAGATGATAAGCAAGATGTGTTAACTCAGTACAAATCAATTATGTGTGAACGTGGATTTGAAGAGGTAAAGTAATGAGAGTAGAACACGACTACCCACAAGATTTAACAGACGAACAAAGAGAGAAGTTAGACGAACTAGTAAGTGACTCAATGCAATTATTCTTTGACTTGCGAGATACAGATAAAGCTAACAATGTACTACTCAAAGGTACTGAGATTATAAATGACTAAGATTATAACATTAGATATTGAGACAGCCCCTAACGTAGCTTACGTATGGGGTTTCTGGAAACAGAATATTGGTTTGAAGCAAGTGAAAGAGAATGGGTACATCATGTCTTTCGCTGCTAAAGAGTTAGGTAAAGATAAAATACTGTACGAGGAGAACAGAAGTAATAATGATAAAAAGCTTTGCGAAAGTCTTATCGGTGTGTTGGATGATGCTGACATTATCGTTGCTCATAATGGTATTTCCTTTGATTTACCTATTATTCTTGGTAGGGCGGCTGTGCATGGACTACGACCCCCTAGCCCCTATAAAGTCATCGACACCCTCAAAGCAGCAAGAAGATACTTCCGGTTCCCCTCTAACACACTAGCATATCTAGCTAAAGTTTTTGGTGTAGAGGAGAAATTAGAACATAAAGATTTCCCCGGATTTGAACTATGGCTTGAGTGTCTAAGAAAGAATCCAGCAGCATGGGAAGAGATGAAAATATACAACATCCAAGATGTAGAAACTCTTGAGCAAGTATATTTGAAGATGCGTCCTTATATTCTAGACCACCCAAATATTGGTGTGTATCAAGAAGATGATGTTCCAGTTTGCCCTAAGTGTGGAAGCAAACACATTCATTTTCGTGGTTACTACAATACCACCGTTGGTAAGTATCGACGCTTCCAGTGTAATAGCTGTGGTGGTTGGGGACGTACTCGATATACAGAATATGATAAAGACAAACGTAAGGTATTATTAACCAATGCAATATAAAAGATTAGTTCGAGACAAACTCAAATCACATGGGGTAGTTGGCACTAGGACTGAGTACAAAACTCTAGCTGTCAACACACTGAAAGGTAAGATTGATGCACTAGCTAAATTAGATATGAAAAGTAAGGATGAAGTTTATAACCTCCTGTCAGATATTATGGAGCTTACTAACTGTCTAGCTAATCAGTATTTAGTTACTAAGTCAGAGTTATCCTCTGTCTCACGTCATTCAGCTTACCACCGAGTTAACAAGAAGAAAGCAGAAGACGAAGGTGGCTACTTCAACGGTCAGTATGAGGAGGTTGATTTACTCGATGGTTAGGATGCAAACACCTAAACAGAGTTACACGTTTGATTATCCGGCGGCTATTAAAGCTGCCGATACTCAGATGTCTATCTTCTGGACTCACGATGAAATACATGTAGATAAAGACATACAAGATATTCGTGTTAACATGACAGAGGCTGAAGCTCATGGTGTCCTAACAACACTGAAACTATTTACGCTGTACGAGTTAATAGCTGGTAGTGAGTATTGGGGGCGTAGGGTTATGCGTATGTTCCCAAGGCCAGATATTCACAGAATGGCTAGTGCTTTTAGTTTCTTCGAGTTGAATGTCCACGCCCCTTTCTACAATAAGATTAACGAAGCTTTAATGGTTAACACTGACGACTTCTATCTAGACTACCTAAACGACCCTGTGCTAACAGAGAGGATGGAGTTTATTGATGGTGTAGTTACTAGCGAGGATGATTTACTAAGTCTAGCTGTGTTCTCTATGGTTGAGGGTGCGGTGTTGTATAGTGCGTTCGCTTTCTTGTTACACTTCCAAAGTGTTGGTAAGAATAAGTTAAAGAACGTGTGCTCTGGTATTAAGTTTAGTGTAAGAGACGAGAACCTACACTCAGAGGGTGGTGCTTGGTTGTATAAGCAATTACTTAAAGAGAAGATGGAGAGTGGGGACTTTGACCACTACAAACATGAAGCTAGAGTGGGGACTATCCTTGGTGCAGCTCATAAATTAAGAGAGCACGAATATGCTATCATAGATAAAATCTTTGAGAAGGGTGACATTAAAGGTATCTCTAAACAACAGATGAAAGACTTCGTTAACCATCGTATTAACTTGTGCCTCTCTAATCTGGGTATTGAACAACCTAAGATTGAGTGTGACATTTCTAATTGGTTCTACAAACAAATTAATAGTGTACAGTTCCACGACTTCTTTGCTGGTCAAGGGAATGAGTACAACAGATTATGGTCTCAGGAGAAATTTAGTTGGTAACTATTTATGATGAATTAAGTGCAGAACGTAAAAGATTACAAGCGGAGGGAAGACTACCTGAGTGGATGACTACAGGAGGCTGGCAGTTATTTAAAGAGAAATACTTACATGACGCTGTAGGTCTAAAAGATACATACAAGCGTATTGCAATACAACTATCCAGACACACAGACGACCCAATCTTCTATGAAGAGGCTTTCTTTGATGTATTGTGGAAGGGTTGGTTAGCTTGTTCAACACCTGTATTGAGTAACACAGGCACAGTGAAAGGTTGCCCTGTTAGTTGCTCTGGGCAATACATACAAGATTCTATACGAGGTTTCTATGAAGGAAGACTTGACACGGCTATTCTTACAAAGAATGGCTTCGGTACTAGTGCGTTCTTGGGCGATATCAGGCCGCGTGGCTCTAGTATCTCAAGTGGGGGAAAAGCGAGTGGAGTTCTCCCTGTGCTTAAAGGATATGTACAAGATATGCGAGATGTTGCCCAAGGTACATCCAGAAGAGGTGCTTGGGCCGGATACTTACCAATTACTCACGGAGATTTTGATGAAGTCTGTGACTACCTCCTTAATCATCCAGACGACTGCAATGTTGGATGGACGGTATCTGACGATTTTATCCGAAGTCTCGAAGAGGGGAGTGAAGAATCTATACGTAGGTATCAAAAAGCCTTAAAGGTAAAGGCTGTAGGTGGAAAAGGTTACTTCTTCTTTAACGACAAAGTAGACAGAGCTAGTCCTCAGTTCTATAAGGATAAAGGTTATAAGGTTAACGCCTCTAACTTATGTACTGAAATAACTCTTTACGCAAACGAAGAAGAGACTTTCACTTGTGTCCTTAGTTCTATGAACCTAGCTAAGTATGATGAATGGAAAGATACTGACGCTGTATATATCTCTACAATCTTCCTAGATTGTGTGGCTAGTGAGTTTATTGAACTGGCTAAAGAGAAAGGTGGTATGGAGAAAGCTGTACGTTTCACTGAGCGTAATAGAGCTTTAGGGTTAGGTGCTTTAGGGTTTCATACTTACTTACAACAGAACAGTATTCCTATTGAATCGTTGGAAGCTCACTTAAAGAATATTGAGATGTTTAAGCACATCAAGGAAGAAGCTGTAGCTGCTAGTAAGTACATGGCTGAGGAATGGGGTGAACCAGATAACCTAGTAGGTACTGGTATGAGAAACAGTCACCTACTATCTGTAGCTCCTAATACTTCTTCTGCGTTAATCTGTGGTGGTGTTAGTCAAGGTATTGAACCTGTAGTCGCTAATGTATACAACCAACCTACTGCTGGTGGAGAGATATACAGGGTTAATCCTGTATTCCTTAAACTAGCTACAGAGAGAGTTGGTTGGACAGAGGAATTGAAACAATCAATTATTGACAATAACGGAAGTGTACAACACTTAGACTGGTTAACTGAACATGAAAAAGAAGTATTTAAAACAGCGTATGAGATTAACCAGAGCACATTGGTTAGACTTGCAGCGACGAGACAAAGATACATTTGTCAAGCACAATCGTTAAACCTTTTCTTTGATGCAGATGCACCAGAGGAATACATTAGTCAGATACATAAGGAAGCATTTTTAAATGAAAACATTAAGTCTCTCTACTACCTCCGTACAAAAGCGGGTGTACAAGCAAGTTCAGGAGAGTGTGTGGCCTGTGAGGGGTGAGGAACGTATAGATAATATAGGTAGAAATGGGAATGAGGGCTTACATTATAAACATGTTGGCCCATGTTCTGGACACGCTTTTGAGAGTGAAAAAGAGGAATCTGAATATGACGGGTAAAAAGTTTGATGCTGGAAAACCTAGAATGGGTTTAGTAGCTCCTGAGTTTACATCAGGGATTGCTGAGGTGTTAACCTTTGGTGCGGATAAGTATGGTGCTTATAATTGGGCTGAAGGTATTGATTTCGACAGAGTATATGATGCAGCACAAAGACACTTATCCTCTTGGTGGATGGGTGAGGACTTAGATACTGAGACAGGTAAGAACCATTTACTACATGCAGCTTGTGAACTTATGTTCCTTTACTGCTACCAACAATGGGAGATGAATAACCATGACAATCGCCATATTCGGAACGGCATTCCTGATAAGCTTCGTCTACATATTCCTGAAAGCGTTTCAACAACTTAATGTATTCCATAGTGAATATAAACTAGTCTTACCTACAAGCTTCCTAATGGCTCTATGTGAGGTAACTATAGTTGTAGCTGTAGTTAAGACAAGTATGTGGATATTCATCCCTATAGGTCTTGGTGGTGGTTTAGGTTGTATGTCTAGTATGTATGTACACTCAAAAAGAAAAAGGGGCGTTTAAGCCCCCTTTATTTTTACACTCTTCGGTATAGTCCTTCCAGCTTTCCTCCTGTCATAAATAACATTCTTAACTCCTATCTGTTGTAAGTAATTATATAATTCCCTCCAATCAGCATTAGTTATTCTGCTGGATAAACCTTTTACTACTACGGTATCCCCGTTATAATTTAGTACGCAACTGCTCGAATACGTATCGTTAGCTTCATTAAACCTATACAGCTCAACTCTGCCATGCAGTTGCTCGGCTGACATTTACTTATTATACCTCCAACGATACAATCTATCTGTTAATGATTGGTCATAACCTTGAGATTCTAAGTAAGAGAACAGGGCTTCATTAAACTCACCGCTATACCCTTCCGAATTCAACCATTCTAACCAAACCTCGTTTACTTGACCCGTAAAACCAATAGACCTCAAATACTGAGCTACTGCCTCAAAAGTCTCCCTATCTGTAATAGGTATTAACGTACCATCCCCATTCTTAACCAAATGATTACCACTAACAAAAGCACTAGTAATACCACTCACTTGTACTATCTGTAGTTGATTCTCGACTAAAGGGATACCAAAAGCTTCTCTTGGTAATACACCAGTAGGTGCGACAGTTATAGCTGTGTTTATCACTGGTAGTCCAAAGGACTCAGCAGATACAATACTAGTTGGGCTTAACGTTATAAAGGCGTTTATAACTGGTAATCCAAATGCTTCCTCACTAGGTATTCCTTGAACACCAACCAGAACAGCCCCAGAACTCACCAGAGCGTTACCAAATGCTTCACCTGATACTATCCCACTAGGAGATACTATAACAGCTCCTGTGGCTATTGTAGTAGTTCCAAACGCTTCCGCAGATATAATGCCTGTGGGTGTTAGTGTTTGAGCTAGGGAGACATTAGCTGGAGTGCCCCATGCGCCTACCGATGTTTGATTTGACTGTTCGTCTGCACGATTAGGATTTCTATTGGAAGTGGCTGACACCCAAACATCACCAAGTATACCGTTTAGTGAATTAGTTAAGTTATCAAAAATACCAAGGTACATATCTGCGGTATTGTTAGTGACTGTCCCGGTTGGGGTATCGGATATTTCAAATGCACCATCAAGCCAGTTTTCTCTGGTTGTACCATCCATGTTTAAGCCCATTCTTTGGAGTCCGTAACCTCCAGATGAACTATCTAGGTTTTGACCTGTCAGCTCTGGGTGTCTATTCCTTGATGGGCCAGCGCTCAGTTCGAACGTCCTGTATCCGCTAGTATTGCCATTGGTCTTATCCAACAACACATGAGCAAAACCGTTTGATACCGTATTAATCCATATGTCAATAGAATAATTTTTTTGTATATTCAATGTAGAAGCATGGGATACAACTAAATATTTAGAATTGGAGTTTAAATCGTAGCCTTGTCCACCCCAAAGCATACTCGTAAGCGACGGAGACCCGTTTAACGTAACGGTGTGCGTACCAGTCGCGTCAACGGTAGTACCTTGGTGGATTACTAAGTCAAAGTTAGTCCAAACAGCTTGACTACCATATGTAGATGAAGCAGCAGGTTGAGAGTCTCCGGTGTTATCACCCCAAATGTATATTACCGTACCAGTTTCCGCACTAGGAACTAATGTCCATGCCTCTATACCACCAGATGATTTAACAAATCGCTGTATGTCAATTGGCATTTGTGTTGAGCCTGACTCGTCAGCACTAATACGTAAGTCTCCACCTCCAGTGTCTAGCAGAGCTAGTGCTTCAGATGTAAAGTCATCAAACCTTAGAAGCAGCGGAAAGTCTGTCGTAACACCACTCATAGTTGGTAGTGTATACGTCATCAGTAGTGTATAATCAGCAGGAAACGCCATTAATTATTTCCCCAACAGTAAACTCAATTCATTATTATAAGCTGTAGCTTTAGCTAACGATTCCTGTCTAACAACCCTTTCCTTATCAATTTCTTTTTCTAGAAACTTGATACGTCTATTCTTATCGTGTTCTTTTTGTTCTTTTGGTGTAAGTTTATTAAAACCAAACATACATTATCCTTATAGTTTAAATATCTTGTTAGCACCAGCATCCCATTGGACAGTAATATCACCACCATTAGGAGTTACGGGCAATCCTGTAGCTGTATCAATAGCTGCAATAAGTCTAGACGTAGCTGCCGAACCAGTGTCTTGGTAAACTACAATGTAGGAGATAGCAGCACCAGCGGCAACAGAACCAAATGTAACATCATCTGCGTCAGCCACACCATTAGTGGTTGTCTTAGTAGTTAAGTTGGCAGAGGTAGCTACAGTGGAAGCTAAGTCACTTAGGAACTGGTCATTAGCTGTATCAGGTACATCTCTAGTAAGGACAGTTTTAATATTATCCCCACTCCAAGAAATCTCACCTTTTAAGAAAGACTCTCTTCCTTTGTCATACAAAACATTACTCATTTTATAATTTCCTCTAGCCTTTCAATACGTTGGTTAACTATTTTAAAATCTTTCTCTGCGTCAGTGGTCGTATAACGTTCTTTAGTCTTGTCATTCAACTCAATGATTTCATTAGTAACCCATGACATCCACTCACCCCTACGGGATAACTCTATTTGCATTGTCTGGATAGAGTCAACTACACCTTGGAGGACAGCTATCTGTTTATCAACATACATAGACCGTTCCTCTAGCTTGCTTAAAGCTATAGTATTGGTTAGCCAACTAGAGCCAATACCTACTACCAACGAGGTAAACAAAACAATTAAAAACTCTTTCATTAAGTCGCTTATCATTTCTTCTTCTTCCTACCGCCTGTTTTCCCATTATCAGCACGGTTGGCAGACCGTGAACGAACTCTAGTATTACTCTTAGAGTTTGAACCACCATCCTTCAGTTTCTTCTTATGGTCTACGTCCTTACCATCTCCCTTACGTACTTCACCAGCAGCTTCCGCACGTCTACGAGCTTTATTTCTAGCAGCTCGGTTCTTCTTTTGTTCTGGCTTACTGTTATAAGCTCTTTGTTGTTTACTACGTTCAGTAGCATTCTTTTTAGTTTGACCTTTTTTAGCCATCCCTACTTCTCCCAAATAAAGTTAAAATGAAGTTCTTACTACCCCTAAAAATTTCTGTGGGTGTAGGCATTAGCCAACCCAATATTAGAAGAAGCATAAATTCTATTGGTACTTCTTGTGTATTATTAGTCGTAACGCCTCCTGAGAGGCTCTGTACGGACATTTGTTGGGTATCCCCTATGTTCCCTACTATAGCTTCCTCTTTATCGCCCATGGTGGCTTCTACGCCCAAAGAGGGGACACCACCCCCGATCGTGACTGGGAAAC